TTAGAATTAGATGAATTTATTAAATGTTTTCCTTTACTTAAAAGTCGTGTTAAACTGCGTTCTCAAGATGAAATATGGAAAAAAATATGCAAAGATGTTAAATGGGAATATTATCCATCAATATAACCTATATACCAAAGCATGTACATTTTAATTATTTATAGATTATGTATATTATTTATAGATTATGTATATTATTTATAGATTATCTTTTTATTATAACTATAACTATAACCATAATCCCATAACTATTAATCTCTAAAAATAGCAATATAATGATTACCACCTGTTTGTTTATTAGATTTCCATTTTATTTTCAGGTTAGTTTTTTCATTAAATTCGCTACAATCATTTATTAAATCTTTTAACATGTTTATATCTGCTTTATAAACTTCTTTATAACGTCTATATTGATATTGTTTAGCATAAGACTTGACGCATCTTTCAACCTCATCAATATTATCAGTTTCATAAACGTATAAAGGAATTATATCATCTTTCTTATCTCCATTATATTGTTTTAATCGTTGTTTAAGATTATTTGTCTTACCAACTTTATAATGACCTATTCCATCAGCAGTTTCTAATATATATATAACACCTTTAGATGGATTTATTTTAGGTTTTTGGTTATTTTCAAGTTTTTTAATTTTATCTTCAAGGCCTTTAATTATATATTCTTTGTATTTATCTAAAACTTGTTCTAATTCATAATAATATTCTCTAACTTCAATTGCTTTTTTAGTTCTACTTTGCATTGCCATCAATTTGAAGCATTTTGGAGTAAGTAATATAGTATCTTTTGGTTTACCTTTCATGCCATTGCTAACACCTTTAATGACTTTATAGTCTATTTTTTCTTTGTAAGAATTGACTAATGTTTCTTTAATATGTCCAATTGTCATATCAAACCATTTAGCAATAGCATTAACATTTATAGAGAAATTGTATTTATCATTTGTATCATAAAGACTAAAAAAATCATCTATAAAATTGTTATTTACTTTAGAGTAAGTTTTCAAAAATTCAATTAAGTTCATGTATATATAATACTGATATAATATTATTTGCGGATATACGGAAATAATGCTTATACATTTTTATTTTTTTATAAAATTACTATATATAGACTTTATATATAAAACATACCAGCACCAACAATAAGTAAAGATATAGAAAATAAATTTAAATCAATGTTTGACCAAATACAAGAACCTTTTGAAAAGTATTGTCCAAAAGATAGAATTAATTTTTTAAGTTATTCGTATGTTTTACACAAGTTCTGTCAATTATTAGAATTAGATGAATTTATTAAATGTTTTCCTTTACTTAAAAGTCGTGTTAAACTGCGTTCTCAAGATGAAATATGGAAAAAAATATGCAAAGATGTTAAATGGGAATATTATCCATCAATATAACTTATATAATTTTATTTCAATATGTAATGTTTTATCCAATTTTACAGCGAGGTCAATTTTAAATGAGACAATTTATGAGTAATAAATATATTAAACTCAATATCTTTAAATTAATCAGCACTATAAAAATTTGTTTATACTCCATCAAGAATTATTTAATTTAATTAAAGTTTTACGCGGACAAACATTATTATATTTAGCTGCACAAAATTGTAATAAACAAATGTTTAATGCTCTTGTTGCAATGGGTACAAATCCTCTGGGTTTAAATAGAGATGGTAGCTCTATATTACATGGTATAGCATGGGGTAAATTAAACGAAAGAAAGCAGTCTATCAAAACATATGATGAAAAAATACAGTTTATGACGGATATACTACAACACTATCCTCAAATTATACCATTACAGTTTCAAAGAAATGCAGCAGGAGAAACATATTTTGATAATTTATTAATGCGTTATCCAAATACAATATCAAAAGGTCTTGAGGATATAGCATTTCCTATTGGATATGAAAGGCGTCTAATTAAAAAAGATGGTATAGATGTTAGTTATTATGTTAGTATAACACGTAATGTAAGTACTTGGATTAGACCTTACTAATTATGGTTATAGTTTATAGTTTATAGTTTATAGTTTATAGTAAAAAGCATATAAATTATATTAACCAAATAGTAATACATAATTTTAATATCTCTTATTATAAATATAACATGGACATTAATATAGATAAGAAATATTATTTATACAACAGAATTCTAAAAATATTAATTAATATAATACTATACTACATATTCTTACTAATACTATTCTCGTTTAACACGTCTCAACATACACAAATCTTATCTATTGTTGTTTTTAGTACTGTATTATTATATATACTTGATGGTAATTTTCCTGCATATACACTTGGTGCCTAAATGCATATAACGCAGATCAGTTTTATTAAACTAATATAAACAATAAATTATTATTATTTATATAAATAAAAGTATGTCTCATTTAGAAGAAGATTATTTAGAAGAAGATAAGCCTCTTAAAGGGCAATCATTTGCATGTTTATCATTTCTAACTCATTTATCATTTCCTGAAGAAAAAAGAAGTCAATACAAAGACCAAAAAATGGTAGGTGTTAAAGTTCGCGGTGTATATAAATCATTTGAAGAAGCTGATGCACGTGCTAAACAATTACAAAAGATTGATAAGAGACATCATGTATTTGTTGGTGAAGTTGGTAAATGGTTGCCATTTGATGCTGATACATCCAACATGGAGCCTGAACAACAGGTATACAGAGAACAGCAATTAAATCAATACATGAAGACCTATTATGACACATTAAAAGAAGATGATGAGCTTGAAGCTGTTAGAAAGGAGGAGATGCTTAAGGGTGCTAATGTTGTTACAGGCAAGCACGATGCACCAGAATCAACTGGATTAGGATCTGGCTTTTTAGAGGATCGCAAGTTACCAAAACCACAACAAGTTGAAACACAAAAGTATGAAGAAGGTGTTGATGTTGAATTAGATGATGTTAAAAAGAGTCAAGCCGAACAAGAACTTGGTAAAGTTGTAGAACAAAAGAATAAAATTGTTTGTGAACTTGAAGAGGGTAAAAAATCATTATCTGAATTAGAGGATAAAATGGCAACAATAAACCAAATTTATAAGCAATTGCAACAATGACCTACTGACCTACTGACCCAAAGACATCAACCGACCCAAAGACACCAACCGACCCAAAGACACCAACCGACCCAAAGACACCAACCGACCCAAAGACACCAACCGACCCAAAGACACCAACCGACCCCAAAGATACCAACCGACTCAAAGATACCAACCGACCCAAAGATACCAACCGACCCAAAGACATCATTGGTGCCAAAGTAAGTAAAAAATATTATTAAAATTAGGGCAGCTAAATTTATTTATTTGTGTATATATATACAAATAAATAAGTTATGAATATTATAAGAGGATTTTTTTTTATATTTTTAATTATAGGTATAATGTTAATTGCATTATATATGATAAATAATAATGTTATGAATAATAATACTAATACTAAAATAGTTTATAAATATATTCCACGTACATTAGAAGAAGAGGAAGAATCGCCAGTATATGTTTCCCAAATATTTAAAGCAATGTTTGAACAACCATCAGTATGGATTAATTCTATAAAAGATGATTATATGAGACATAATGAAGTTCTTAATAAATACTATATAAGCCAGTTATAACCGATACAGTGACTAATGGCTTGTATGGCTGATGTGATCTAATTTAATCTACTTTTTCTACTTTAACTTCATTAGCATTAAGCTTTTTACCACACATTTCCATAATATCATATTTTTTATTTCTTTTTCTCCATTCAGGATCAAAATTTTTATCATGGTGTTTAATAAATTGATTACATCCTATCATTCCAACATCATCATTAGATGCTTTATACCAAAATATTTTTTCTAAGAATGAGCTTCTTGCACCTCTATTAACAATTACCATACAACCAAAGTCATTTGTAAGTTCTTTAAATACTGTTCTAAATGAATCAAATGTTGGGAACATTCCTGCATAATGATCATATAGACGTTTAAGATTAGAATAAAAATCTTCAGCTAATAAGAATATATAATCAAAATTACAACGAAGTTCGGGTGTAATACCCAATGGAAATTGCATTGTAAGAATATACATTAAACGGTAATGTCGTCCATTAAATAATAATTCCATAATTGGTTGATCTTTCATCCATGAACTTTTTTTACTAAGACAATCATCCATAAGAATAAAACCACGAGGATCAACAAATTTACCATCTTTTTCCTTTTGTTTTTGTTTTTCAATCATAATATCTTGTCTATATAAAACCTTTTCAATCGTTTCACTTTTGTATTCATAATGTATATAACTATCTGGAAAAAATGCAGAATAAAATGGTGGATTTGCCATTTTTTCAGTTGGAGCAATTATTATACCAACAGGTATATCTTTAAAATTTTTTAAAATATCTCTACATACCCAACTTTTTCCAGATGCTCTTTTAGCAATCATAACTATTGCTGGATTTTCAACCATAGATGTTAGATGAAACTGTTTTATTTGTAATTTTTTATTACCATTTAAAGTAACATTTCTTGTATTTTCAGCCATAATATACTACACATACACTTTAAAAATAATTTTATACTTTAAAAATAATTTTAGAGTATGATTTATCACCTACCACCTCCCACCTCCCACCTCCTACCACCTCCTACCACCTCCTACCACCCACCACCTCCTACCTATCACTTATGCCTTCAGTACATATATATTTACAATCTTAATCCAAAACTATGTCTTTGTTGTGGAAGATTTGATTTTAAAAATATACTGTCTGATTTTAATAATGATTTTATATTAGCTATATTATTTATATCAGGATTAGTTATTTTATTATTAAGACCGGGTCGAAGATTACCCCCTTGATTAGCTAGAGGATGAAACAGATTATAATATGGTTGAGCATCTTGGACTTTAACTAATCTGTAAGTATTACTTGTATTACCATCACAAGTAAAAATATATAACAATAAGGAAATAATTATAGTATAAACAATTGGTAATTTATAATTTCCTTCAAATATTGATATATTTCTTGATTTAAATAAGTTGATGTTTACAATAATATAAATAACAACAAATATTATTAATGCAACTAATAACATGTGATTTTCAAGCACGTATTTAAAACTCATAATTATATATATATTATTTATATAGATAAATTTTTTATACTGATATTTATAAATATAAACTATCTCTTATATTCTGCTTACCATGCCTTCATGGCCTATCTTCCATTAAGGCCCTTATAAAATTATACTAATAATTTAAAAAATGAATCTGCTTCATCGCGTTGTTTTGATTTTTTAAAATTTTTATTTATTTTACCTGTTCCTATACCAATATCAGAATTTATAACAGGTAAATCATTTATTTTATTATTTCTTATAGCTATTGGACTTGTTAATTCATCATTATTATTTTCAATTTTAGACATAGATATAGATGCATTTTCACTTGTATTGCTATATTCTTCGGGTATTGGATTATTATTTAATATATTATCTATCTCTATATCTTTTTTCTTATTTATATCAATAATACCACTTGTATTATCTACTGCACCTCCTTTACTTATGTCATTTTTAACTGAAGTAATTACGGTGCTATTAATATTACTTTGTGTATTTAAGATATAATTTTGTCCTGATATATTATGTGTGCTTTCATAATTCCCTCCTACTTTCTTTTTATCTTCCTCTTTATTATCAGCATTTATAATCTCTTTATTATCAGCATTTATAATCTCTTTATTATCAGCATTTATAATCTCTTTATTTAAATTTATAAAATGTTCAAAGTCTTCATTATTATTAGTTGATACTGAATTAATAATTGCATTTATATTTGGTTTTCCTCCATATTTTTGATTACTAATCATTGTATTAACCATTTCTTTAATATTATTGAAACTTAATTTATCTTCTTTTTTAGAAACTTCAAAATTTATTTTTAAATATTCTTTAAGTATTTCATCATAATTTGGTATTGATTTTTTAATAGCATGTTCAGTACATTCTTTAATAATTTGATATATTTCTCTTTTTTTATCTTTTTTAAGAAATAATTCAGGATTTTCTTTAAAATAATTACTTACTTCAATATAACATTTATGAATATAATCTTTAATTATAATATTATCATATAATTCCGATGAAGAAAAATTAGATTTCTCAGTAATTGGATTATATGTTAATAAAATTATTTGACTTTTAAAACATGCCCGAACTAGATCATCAAAAAAAGTAGAACATCCTGAATTTAGTTTTATATTATTATATTCATTTTCTATTTCATAATTATTTAATATTGGTATATCACTTAAACATAATCTAAAAATAGTAATTGTTCCTGGATTAACAATTTTTTTATTATATTTATGCTTTTCATCTAATAATTTACACATATTTACAGAGTATTCATACATACTATTTATACCTGAATATATATTAGGTATTATTAAACTTGATAAAAAATCAAATAAATTATTTTTACATTCTAATAAATATTTATAATCCATATTATATATTTTATATATATTATGAATTTCTTAAACAAACCTATGATTATTGCCAAAGGTGCCAAAGGCCGTACAACTTCATCTTCATATCCTTTTTACTGGAGTGGTAGTTCCTTTTGTGTAAAGATATTAAGCATTTCCACCTCTATGACCATAAAATGTTGCTTGGTTAGGTGTCATACAAACACAACCTAAACCATCTTCATAATTCATACCAGAGTAATTATTTGCAACATACTTATCAGAATAATCACAGTTTTTGTCTTTTAAATCAGTATCGCTCATGTATTGAGCTGGGCAACAATTTATACTTATAGGCATATTACTTACATCATATTGAGAAACTGAACCAGATGGATCTAATCTATACATATTTTGTACATCTTCCCGATTTTCTCTTTCCCAGTCCCTATCTCGTAAACGTTCATTGTCCATATATGATCTAAAGTGTTCATTACCGCCAACATTTACCATATTTATTATAACAATTAATACAACTAATACAATTACAAATTTTAATGTAGAATTCATTTTATATTTATATATATTCTTTAGATAAAATAATAATTATTGTAAATTATATTATTAACTTATAAACTTTTTATTAGTACACTAACCAAAAAAGAAAATGAAATAAATATCTGTAATGAAAAAGGTTATATATTAAAAATTTTAGCAGTTACAAGTAATCAACAGATTCAAAATAATATTAATAATATTAATATATATATATATATATGTTATATCTTATTAGACATAGTGAAAGATTATCATATGTAGACAGTGAAAAATGGAAAAAACATCCAAGATATAAAATAAATAATAAAGATGATCCACTTACAAAAAATGGAAAAGTAATTGCAACAACAACAATTACAAATATGTGTAATTCTGGTAAACTAATAGCAAAAAATATGGAATATATTTATTCAAGTCCTTTTTCGCGTTGTATTGAAACAAGTTTAATATTTCAAAAAATTATTAAACAATTATTATCTATCAATGTTCTTATAAGAATTGAATATGCACTTGTTGAAATTAGCATAAATACTAATTTTTATATTAAAGATAATGTAATTAGTGTTGATAACACAGTTGGTTATTTAGATGATAAACTTGAATTAGAAAATATATATCAAAAATATGGATCTTCTCATTTTGATATAGAATATAAACCATTTGTCCAATTTAGAAAAGTTAATTTTGACAAAACTTTTGAAGATGGATATAATCGCGCTTATAGTGTATTTGAAACTTTCAAAAAAAATACAACATCAAGTAAAATAAATATTTTATGCACGCATGGTACTTTTATGAATAGTATTTATTCAATTAGCGTTAATACTGTAAATATGTGGAATATAAATTATACAGATTATTGTGTTGTTCTTGGTTATAAAAATAATGTAAAAAAACCAATACTTGGTCCAGTAATATTAACATGAACATTAACACTAATATAAACATTAACACTAATATAAACATGAACACTAATATAAACATTAACATGAACGCGAACATGACTAAGTATATTATATAAATGGTAAAAGTATATCTGTAAATATATATGATATTTTATCATCTTTATCATCTTTACCAAAGGTGTCTTCTATATCATTAATTTTTTTATTACGACTATAAAAATCTATAGCAATATCATATTTTTCCAATACTTTATTAATTATTATAATATAATTTAAATTTGATGCAACATATTTATAAAAATAATTATTATTAATCTTATAATTATCAATATCATAAATAATAGAGTGTTTATATTTATTTATTGATTCATTCAAACATTGTTTAAGTGTTTTATCTAACTCGCTAATAAATATTTCATTATCAATAATAATTTTATTTTTATTAAAATTATTTTTTCTTATAACATACAATCCTTCAGGTGTTATAACTAATGATAATTGTAATTCTCCTCTATTATGATGTTCTATAAAATGATTTATGTCTCCAATAGATGGAAATTCATAAATAATACCATTTTTAAATCGAGAACCTATATATGGTGTTGTTGGATGTGTATGAAATATATATTTTTGATTTAACATTTCAATATTGTGTTTTGGTAAATATATATATGGATCATTTGATGCTACACGAAACTGATTAAGAACAACGATTTTATCAACTTTATTATTAGTAAATAAAATATATCCATGATGCTCCGAATATCTATTTATATTACTATTAAAAATATTCTTATTATTATCAATATATATTTTTTTACTACCTCTATGATATAAACCATCAATCATATTAAATGCATTTGTATTAATGTTTAAAAATTGTATGTCATAATTACTAATATTTATATTGCAAATTTTTTCATATAATGAAAATTTTATCATATTATGATTTGTTAACATGTGTATGTCTATATCATCTAT